AAGAATAGAAGAAGAGCAGAAGCAATTGTAGCAATAGTGGATGGACCTTCTATAAGGTTAGAATTTGTTAACACACAACTGCAGAGGGTAAATAGACTAACAGGTATTTGTAGAGTTCAAGCTAGTCTAGAACGTAAATTAGAAGAAGGTGAATTAACTTTCGAAGAATTAGTTGCAAGAGGGTTAATAAATGATGAAGGAGGTTTTGTTACTTCTGACTTAGGTAGACAATTTTTAGGAGGTAAAGAAGGTAGATCTATTTCAGATCTTGCTGATGAATTCAATATAAGCAATGAGCAGGTAGTAGAAAGATTGAAAGATGCAAATATTAACTCAGTATCTGATCTAGATGATAACGACCTACAAACTGATAATAAATTAAATGATCTTTTAAATAAATTAGATGGGTTAGATTTAGATGTTGTTACAGATATAAGAAATCAACTAGATCAATTTTCTACTAAACCCGTTGATACAAACATAGACGGTGACTTCTTTCACAGAGGTCCAAGTGGTATTTTATATAAACTAGAAATAAGAAATGATATAAAATCACCAAAAGTAGCTGTAAAGAGATTTGCAGTAGCATTAGATGAAGAAAATGTAGTAGTCTTAGAAGGACCTAAATCTTTTGCATCAGACACAGAAATACTATTAAACGAAATAAAATTCAGATTAGATAATCAACTTTCTTAACCAAACTATTTATAAATATGAAACTGGACCAACTACGTAAGGTAATACGAGAAGAAGTTAGAGCAGCTGTTAAGGAGGAGTTACAAGATGTAATGAACGAAGCAGTTAAATATGCTTCTACTCCTACCAAAATGCAAGAAGTACCAAAAGGACAACCTAAAATATGGTCAACTGGTAAATCTGCAACCTTAGATGAAATGCTCCAAGACACAAGAGCAACAATGACAGGCCAAGATATAAAAAATATATCAGGCAATACAGGTGTTGAAAAACCTAACTTTGCATCAATGATGTCAAACCAAATGGTAAGAGAACATTCAGGACCAGCTCCTGGATTAGATCTATCCCAAATACCTGGTTTGAATAAAGCTAAGTCTATATTAGATGCAGCATATGCAAAGGATAAAAATAGAGCTGTATAATGGCATTTGAAGTAAAAAAAATAGCACCAATAGACTTACAACCTAGAAAGGCTGTAGGTGTTAAGTTACCTTTTTCAGGTAAAGCTGTTTTTAACCAAACATTCCAAACAAAAGAAGCAATTAAGACTAACTTAATAAACTACTTTTTAACTTCAAGAGGGGAAAGATACCTCAACCCTACATTTGGTAATAGACTTCAAACACTTTTATTCGAACAACTGACACAACAGAAAATAACTCAAATTGATGAACTTATAAGGAATGATCTAGAATTATATTTTCCTAGAGTAATACCAACAGAGATAAACACCGTAGGTAATCCAGATACCAACTCAGTTTCTTTTAGCTTAAGTTATACATTAAAAGATACCGACATAGAAGACGAACTTATAATTAACTTTGAACAGTAATGGCTGAAGAAAGAGACATTAAATACATCAACAGGGATTTCGGCGACCTGAAAGAGCAATTGGTAGAGTTTGCTAAAAACTACTTCCCAGATGCTTACAACGATTTTAGCCCAACATCTCCAGGAATGATGTTTATTGAGATGGCTGCTTATGTAGGAGATATACTTTCTTTTTACCAAGACAGTCAAATACAAGAGACATACCTACAACATGCTAAAAACCCAGGTAACTTATATTCACTAGCCTACATGATGGGATACAGACCAAGAGTAACATCTGTGTCTGAGGTTGAATTAACAGTAACACAACGGGTACAAGCTACAGGCGGTACCTATAAACCTGATTTTGATCAAGCATTAAAAGTAAATGAAAACTCAATAGTAACAGCACAGATAGGAGATAATCCTACATTCTTAACTAGAACACCGGTTGACTTTACTTTTAGTAGTTCTTATGATCCGACCGACATTAGAATATTTTCACTTGACAATGGTAATCCTGCTGAGTACCTACTAACTAAAAAAGTAAAAGCTTTTTCAGGGACAATAGAATCTACTACACAGACATATACTACAGCACAAAAATTTGCAACCTTTGAGATAGCAGGGGATAACATAATAGGTATATTAGATGTTACCGACAGTGATGGTAAGATATGGACAGAGGTACCTTACTTAGGACAAGACACAGTTTTCAACACTGAAGAAAGTACACTATCAGATAACGGTATAGTACCTAATAACCTTACACTTAAAAAAGTACCAAGGAGATTTGTTACTAGATTTTTAGCTAACGGTAAACTACAAGTTCAATTTGGTTCTGGTATTACAGGTCAAGATGATTCTACAATAGTACCTAATCCAACCAATATACAAAACTCTTCGACATTCAACAATACAAATGAATATTTTAAGGCATACGATCCATCTAACTTTCTTTTTACTGAAACATATGGACTAGCACCTTCTAATACTACATTAACAATAAGGTATTTGACTGGAGGAGGGGTAGGTGCAAACGTACCTGCTAATACTATCAATGCTATTGACACAGTAGTCACATCGGCAACGGATACAACTTTCGCAGGTACTTTAACCTTCAATAATGAAACTCCAGCAGCAGGGGGTAAAGACGGTGACTCAACAGATGAGTTACGTCAAAACTCTTTAAGAGCATTTGCTGAACAACAACGTACAGTTACTTTACAAGATTATGCCGTTCGTGCTTTATCTCTTCCAGCTACATATGGATCAGTTGCTAAGGTGTATGCCACACAAGATTCTTCAGTAGGTAACGACACCGGGGTATTAGGTAACAATCCTTTAGCAGTTGGACTATATGTACTTGCTTATGATAATGAGAAAAAAGTTACCACTGCTAGTAATACATTAAAAGAAAACTTAAAAACTTACTTATCACAATTTATACCACTTACTGACGGTGTTGACATAAAAGATGCATTTGTTATTAATATTGGTATAAAGTATGAAATAGTTGCACTTTCTAACATTGCTGCAAGAGACGTAATACTCAATTGTAATAATTTACTAATAGAGTACTTCAATATAGATAAGTGGAGTATAAATCAACCAATAAATCTTTCTAAACTTTATACAAAATTAGATAGAGTTAAAGGTGTACAGACTGTTAAAAACATAACAGTAACGAACAAAACAGGCGGTAGTTATTCATTGAATGCATACGATGTTCAAGGAGCTACCAAAGACAACATTGTTTACCCTTCTTATGATCCAAGTATCTTTGAAGTAAAGTATCCTAATGATGATATTGAAGGACGAGTAACAACATTATAAGATGGCAGTATATAGAATATATCCAGAAAAAGATTCTTACATCTCAAGTGAACCATCAGTTGGTGGTACTTACGGCAATGCCGGTAGAGACGAAATACTCGAAGTAGGAGGTTACTACGATGTAAACATTACAGGTAGAGCTAACAGAAGTTTAATTCAATTTAAAACTACTGAACTACAAGATGCAATCAATACTAAGGTATCGGGACCTATATCTGCTAGTTTAAATTTGAAGCTTGCCAGTGCAACAGAACTACCGAAGTCTTACACATTAACTGCATACCCAGTATCTGCAGCATGGGAAAATGGATTAGGTAAGGGTGACGACACCCCAAAGAATACATCAGGTGTCTCTTGGAAATATAAAGATGCAGGTTCAACTGAATGGACTACTGCTGGTGGTGATTACTTAACTGCTAGTGGTTCTAGTGAAGTGCATGGTATATATGATACGCATGATACAGATATAGATGTAACAGACACGGTAACAAAACATTATTCAGGTTCATTAGCAAATTATGGGTTATTGGTAAAAGCGGATGCAGGAGTAGAATTCAACACTACATCTTCAATACTACTTAAATACTTTAGCAAAGACACAAACACCATTTACAAACCTTACTTAGAGTTAAAATGGGATGATCAGTATTACAGTAGCTCATTATCAGAACTTGATACAGATATAGCAACTATAAGTATAAAGAATGCTCAGGAAGTATATAGTAATTCAGATCAAGTAAGATTTAGAATCTCTGCTAGACCTAAATACCCTACAAGAACTTTTACTACTAGTTCAATATATTTAAATGAATATAAATTAAGCAGTGGTTCATATTTTGGAATAAAAGATGAATCAACAGGAGAAATGATAGTTGACTTTGATACTTCATTTACTAAGGTTAGTGTAGACGACACAAGTAACTATTTTGATTTTTATATGAATTCACTTGAACCAGAAAGACACTACAGACTACTAGTTAAAACCGTAGTTAATGACAGTACCATAGTAATAGATAATAAAAATATATTCAAAGTAACTAAGCATGGCTAATGAAGTAAAAATACAAAAAAAAGTATACGACCCTAAAACCTTTAATAAGGTAGTAGACCGTAACTTTAAAACGTATGCTCAAAAGCCAGACCCGGTTCTTGAAACTACCGTAGAAGACTTCTTTATATTATATGAGGAGTTGTTCTATGAAATACCCATTGAAGGAGAAGTATCATCTCATAGGTACTTGGTAGAAAAAAGTTCTGAAATAGTAAATTTTGAAAAAGATAACGAAGAAATACAACCTCTATTAGATGAAATTACTATCTTAAGAGAACAAAACCTACAACTGAATCAACAGTTATTGGACGAAAGAATTAACGCTGCAGAGAATCCATAATGAGTTTAATTAAGTATAAAGTTACTGAACTACCTCTCGAACAACTTAGTTTTAATTCTGAGTTAAAAGAAAAAGATAAGAGGTTAATAGAGTCATTTTCTGTAAATGAAAATTTTGATTCTAGTAAACATAACCTTGGACTGTACATTTACACTCCAGAGAATCAACTTATTTCTTCTTTTCCAAATTACTTAGAATACTCCCTATCATTAAATGCAGCAGGAGCAGGTAAGACAGGTTCAGAAGTACTTACACTACAACCTGTTGAAGATGCTAAAAAATCTGGTTTCGAAAATGGTGACATAAGGTTACTGTATAAGTTTACAGATGATTTATTTTCTAATAATAAAAATCAAAAAAGATTTTTTATTGAAGATATATCTCGTGATAGAACGGAGTTACGTGCTCTTTCTAACGAACTTACGAATGATGAAATTAAGAGTTATGTAGCACGTATAAAAAAAGAATTAGATTCAGGATCATTTTTTAGTGAATTTAATCTTAATTTTGACTCACTCAATACAATAATAGGTGTAAATATAGACACCGAAGAGACTGCAAACGGGACTGCAATAGTTGTGAAACTATATAGACCTTTAGATATAAACGTATCTACAAAGCAAATCTTTAACGTAGTACAAACTGTAAGTGACAATGTACTATATGAAATAACATCAGAATATACTCCTGATACCATATCACTTAATAAACTTAAAGGACCAAACTTCAACATTGAGGTGTTGGAAGAAAATAACAATCCTACTGAGTTTTTATCATACAATGAACTATTAAGTTACCCTGTAACTAATTCTTATTTTGAACTAAGATCACTTTTCAATGAAAATAGTGCACAGATAGCTATAGACCACACTGACTTTAGTTCTTTTGTACACTTTTCATCTGCAGAAGAAAGATTGAGAAACTTTAAGTATAAGCTAGATCTTATAAACAGTTACGATTCTAGCATTAACTCAATCAAGTCAACAGGTTATACAAAAATGGGTATAACAGGTAGTGTAGACTACTACGAAAACTTAATCGAAGGTATAGTAAATAACTTTGATCATTACGATCGTTACCTATACTACGAAAGTGGTAGTAATGCATGGCCTAAAACATCAACGAAAAGACCATTTATTAACCAGGCTAGCTCTACTTCAGAAGCAGTTACATATTTTAACAATCTTTTACTTAGTGCATCTAATTACGATAACACAAACGTAGATATACTAACTAACACAGTACCTACATTCATAAGAGAGGATGATAATAATGCTCCTTATAATATGTTTGTCAATATGATAGCTCATCATTTTGATAACCTCTGGATATACTTTAAAGCAACTTCAGACAAGTATGATGCTGATAACAGATTAAACTTTGGTGTAAGTAAAGATTTAGTAAAAAGTTCAATCGAATCATTAGGACTTAAACTATATGATTCCAATCAAACACTAGATAATCTTTTCTCTGTATTTACTGGAGAGTCCTACAACAGTGGTAGT